TCATTTGATGAGGAAAATTTTAAATTTGGTAATTATTATTCTATTTTGGAGCGAGCGCAAGCCGAAGAAGATGCAAAAGTTATCAAAGCAATTTTTGAAAAGAGATTGAAAGTTAAATAACAAAACTGATATTATATGTTAAAAGTAAAAATTATAAATAAGAGTAATAATGAATTACCAAAGTACGAAACACCTGGTAGTGCGGGTTTAGATTTAAGAGCAAATCTTGAACATCCTGTTAGGTTATTTCCAGGAGAGCGAAGACTCATCCCTACAGGAATTTTTATAGCATTACCAGAGGGGTATGAAGCTCAAATTCGTCCACGTTCAGGATTGGCGGTTAAGTTTGGCGTTACAGTATTAAATTCTCCAGGAACAATAGATGCTGATTATCGTGGAGAGATTATGGTTAATCTTATCAATCATGGTAATGAGAATTTTGTTATAGAAAATTCTATGAGAATAGCTCAAATGGTTATTAACAAGATTGAACAAATAAGTTTCGAGTCAGTTACGTTTCTTGATGAGACTGAGAGAGGTACTGGCGGACACGGAAGTACAGGAAATAAATAATGAGCAATAAAGCATTCATCTTTAGTATAGTTAAGACTATTGAAAAGGTTTTTAAATGTTTCTGTTACGCTTATTTAGATGAAAACGCTACAGAAATAAATCCATGGTGGGTAATATGCGTAGATGACTTTTCTATTTATAATTCAGATAAATTCAAGAAAATTACTAAAACTTATCATGCTTTAAGTCGAAAGCGTAAGATTAGATTATCATTTGCTTATTGTATCCCATCTGAAGAAAGGCTTTATGAATATGCTCAAAAAGATATTTTGATAATGCGGATTTAAAACCTGTACCAGCCTGCGCAAGGCTTTTCATTTGCTAAACATTTCAAATTTGCATAGTTTTACATATATACCTAATTTTTATATGTAGTATCTAACAGATATTCGTTGCGAAACGAGTGTCTGTTTTTATTTTTCAAGGTTTTTAATGATAGAATAGATAATATGAGACAATGGGAAATTTTAAGCCGAGTAAGTATCAAAAAGCGGTTTATACTTTTATTCAGAAGTGTAGAGGAAATGCAGTAATAGATGCCGTAGCAGGTTCAGGCAAATCTACTACCATAGTAAACGCTTTGAAGATAATACCTACTAATAAGCGAGTTCTGTTTCTAGCATTTAATAAATCAATCGTAGAGGAGTTGAAAATCAAGATAGGTAATTTACCTAATGTTGATATTAAAACATTGCATTCATTAGGTTGTTCTGCTATTATGAAAACGTTTCATAGTAATGTAGATGGTAGTAAATATCTATCTTATGTTAATGAGAGAATAAAAAGCGGAGTATTTCAGCCCACGATAGATTTATACGGAGAGCAAAAAGCTGATTGGAAGAGTAATATTTTAATGCTAATAGACTTAGCACGTGTGAACTTGATAAGTTCTAACAGAGATATAGAAGACGTGGCAGAGAAGCATAATTTAATGCTTATTGATAACGAAGTAGATATTGTTAAGAAATCTATTGCTTGGGGAGAAAACGAAACGGATAGAATAGACTTTACAGACATGGTTTATTTTCCTAACATTAAGAAGTTAAACCTGTTTCATTACGATTGGGTTTTTATAGATGAATGTCAAGACCTTAATGCCGCTCAAAGAAATCTATTTCTTCAGTGTATAAAATCTAAGGGCGGTAGATTTATTGCCGTTGGAGACCCAAAGCAAGCGATATACGGCTTTAGCGGTGCTGACGCAAACAGCTTTAGATTGCTTAAGGAAATACCTCATACAGCGAGATTGCCGTTAAGCATATGTTATCGTTGTGATAGTAGTATTATAGATTTAGCAAAGAACATTGTACCTCAAATTGAAGCACGTCCATTAGCACCGATGGGCGAAGTCAATCGAGATTGTAAGATTGAAGATGTTAAAGATGGAGACATGATACTTTGCAGAGTTACAACGCCTTTAGTGGAACTTTGTATGAGATATATTTCTAATGGAGTTAAGGCTTATGTTAAAGGTAGAGATATTGGCGAAAATCTTATTAATATGATCAAGAAAACTAACTGCAAGTTAATAACAGATGTGTTTTCAAGATTTAAAAGAGAGCAAGGACGCATTATCGGCAGAATTGTAGCTAAGACGCATTGCTCAGAAGCAGAGGCAAGAGAGAATAATTTGTATAAGGTTTTTGAAGATAAAATTAAAGCAATTGGAATTATATCAGAGGGTTTAGAAAAATCATCTGAAGTTGTAAATCGTATCGAAAGTATCTTCAAGGATGATCAGAAATCTGGAATATGTTTAAGTACAATTCATAAAGCTAAAGGATTGGAGAGCGATAGAGTGTTTATTATTCGAGAGGATAAGATGCTTTTGAAGTACTGCATGATGGTTCCGTGGATGGCTGAACAAGAATATAATTTAGTATATGTCGCTTATACAAGAGCAAAACACTTTCTTGGCTTTATAAAGTAATTAATGTTTGGTAAATTGTTATTCGCCAAAGTTTATTTTATTGTAATAAAAATCCATATAATATGAAAATTGAAGACGTATTAAAGAAACTCAAGAAGTTGAAGAAACTCTATGAGGGGGCAAAGAAAATTAATAGCGAGGGCGAAGCAGCCGCAGCTGCTTCCGCTATACAAAGACTTTTAGTTGAGTATAATATTTCTATGGAAGAAGTAGATAACTCTATGTATCGTGATGCTCATAAAGACGATGTTAATCAGAAATTCGAAAGTGGATATAACTACAAGAGTATCGGAGGTCAATGGGAATATCGTCTTGCTTATGTTATTTGTAAGTATAATTTCTGTAAATGCTTTCAATACGGAAATTCATATAAGAATTTAATCATAATCGGCAAACCAGAAAATCTTGAAACTGTAAAATGGTTAAAGGATATGCTTGCTGAAAGGTTTGTAGAAATTTCTAATAAGAAGTGGAAAGAATATAAACAAGGCATAGAGTATGCTCTATCAAGAGGCAAGATTTCAAAAGATCGCTTTCAAAGAAGTTTCCTAATGGGATGCGTAGGAGGTTTAGATGTTAAAATGAAAGAAATATCAGAAAGAGATAAGAAAGAAGATATTGATTATAGCAATAAGGTTACCGCACTAACTATTCGTAATAATTCTGATATTGATGAATTTATAGCGAATAAGTACGATAAGGTCAAACATCGCAGGACAGCGACAGCAAGCGGTACAGAAGAGGCAAAACGCATGGGTTATAATGAAGGCAAAAATACAGATATATATAAACCAGTATGTGATAGTAGAAGAAACGTTACATCAGATATTAAATTCTTAGGATAGATAGCTTTAAGGATATGTCTCATTTTATTTAAGGTTTAAAGATTCGATTATGGAGTGGCTGAGAAGTTACTCCATAGTTCTTTTATATAAATATAAAATAGATTCAATAATGGATAAAAAACTTAACATACTATTCGATGGCAACTATTTAATACATCGTTGCTTTTCGGTTTGGCAAATGTATTATCAAGATAGAAAACTATCACCAGAGGAAAATCAACAGAGAGTTGCTGAAGCATTAAAAGATAAAGAGAAACGACAAGTTTTTATGCGTAAGGTAATCATAGATTTTTGCGCCACTATAAATCGTTTTAAGGATGTTTCTAAGGTAGCTGTGGTAATAGATAGTCATTCTTGGAGATATAAATTTTACAGTAATTATAAGTATGCTGAAACTAAGTTTAAGGAAGATTATTACAGCGACTTTTGCTCAATGATAGATGAAATTGAACAATTCTTCAGAAGTAAGGGGATAATCGTTTCGAGAGTGAATGGAGCTGAGGGTGATGATTTGCTTTACATTTGGAGTATATATTTCACTCAAGTTTTAGAGGAACGTCTTGTTATAATTACAGGAGATAGTGATATAAGACAGATTATAAATAATGATGTATCTTTATTCAATAATAATTCTAAAATACTGAAGTTCTACTGTACTGCTTTCAATGAAGCATATTGGAATGACTACCTTGACCCAGACATAATCGTAGAAAGTGTTAAACCATTCGAGATTTTGTTGTATAAAGTTGTCATGGGAGACACATCGGATAATATACCTAAGTTGAAAAAAGGCTTTGGAAACGTAGCTTTTAATAAATTCATAGACTTTATAACGCCATACGAAGTTCCAGATGGAGTAAGCGTTCTTGATATGTCTCAATGGATAGCAACACGTTTCTGCGATTTTTGTAAAAACCTTAATTATGAAGATACGTTAGGAAAGATATTATTTAATGTAAAGATGACGTGGCTAAACCTTTCAGTTTACAATGATATCGATATAACATATAATGGTAGAAAATTACTTATAAATATGCTTGACGATGTAAATAGTAACAAGAACTCATTCAGTTATAATAATGAATATAGTTTAGAAAATTTCTATGGTTTACCAATTAAATAAAAATAAAGATGAATAATATGACTGAAAGTGTTACTGAAGCGTTTCGTAAGGCTCGTAACCAGCAAGTTGATAACTTGAGAAGAAATTTCAAATCTATTCCTGAAGCTGAAATTAATAAGGGTGGTGAAGAGGAAGAAAAAGTAGTGAATAAAGCGGACGAATCAGAAGTGTTTGATTATGCTTTAAGTAAGGGTTATGTATCATTAGAGGATGAAGATGGCATTACTAAGGCGGTCTACACGGATACAGAGTTGAATAGAACGCTTGGTGTAGTCGGAGAAGAGTTCGACTTTGAAAAGTCTGATGTAATGAACGCTATTTGCGGTTATGAGAGTAAGATAACTATTTCTAAAACTGGTAAGGAAATTAAAGAGCAAATTAAAAACGTAGTTCTGCCTAATAAGAAAGAGTGTTTAGAAAAGTGTTCTGCTGATGCTAATGAGCTATTATCAGATTGCGGTACCGCCCCTACAAGAGATGTTCCTAAGTATTGGCTTGGCGATATGGATATTGAAACGTCTTATAAGTTCTATGATTGGGATGAAACTTACGTCCCAGAGAGAGGTGTGAATGTAGTACAGACTTTAAGCGCATCTGAGAACGTTCAAGGTAATATACCAAGCTCAGTTAAAGAGGCACAATATCGCAGAGAGTATAACGATAAGGTAAGAAACGTTTGCGATTGTTTAGTAGATATTAAAGCTTGCGAAATTCTATTGAATAACGTTAAGGATAATGAAAAATTTACTTTAAGCCCAAGACAAATTATAGCGTTCAAGTTCAACTAAATATATTCGAAAAACAACGGGATCGTTTTAATCGATAACCGTTGTTTTTTAGTATTACAAGGTTTATACTAGTATGGAAAGCGATACTATTTGGAAATACTTTAAGATTGGAGATATTGTAAAATATCCTGAGGTTTGGGGAGATAATAAACTATTCCAAGTGTATAAATTATCAGGAAATTCTTATTTACCAATATTAAATGTATGCTGTTTAAATAAGCCTAAGACTTGTTCAAACCTATGTAATTTTGATGCAAGGAAAGTAAAATTATATGACAGTCCACATAGACCATTCAGAAAATTATCATTACCTAATTTAATTAAAATTATGAATAAGGGAAATGTGGAAGCAAAGCGAGAGTTTTTAATTAGAGTACAACATAAAAATTTGAAATAATGTTTGAAAATTATTCTTGGTACGATCAATTACCTCCAGAGACAATGGAGATTTGCGAAGAGAATTTTGAATTGTTTTTTAACGTTATGCATGAACGCATGGCGATTTGGAAACGTAGATTTATTGATAAAAAAGATAGACCTTGGACTGAAGATAAGATATTAGTAGGCTCTAAGTTTACCAATGTTTATAGAGATCTAGATAGAAATAGTCAATGGCAAATTAAGAACATCATTCTTGATGATAGTTTATCGTTAAAGAACTTAATCTGGAAGATGATGGTGTTTCGTTTCTTTAACAATCCTGAAACATTTACATTTGAAGCTAAGGCTTTACAAAAGGATTTGTTCGGTAATACCGATGAACTTATTTCTGCTACTAAGTGGAAAAATGGAATACCTGATTACGAAGAGTATGATGAAGATGAGTTTGCCAAGTTCATAGCAGGCATTCGAAGTGTAGGTCAAAATCCATACACTACAGCTTACCTTATAAACTCTCAAGCAACTCCAGGTAAGACAAGAGATTATTGCTATACCAGACTGGTTATACCTACCTTACATAAGAATATCAATAAGATAATCAATAAGGTTATAACGGCAAAGAAACCTGAGGATATTATTGAGTATCTGAAGACCTTGCCTGCGGTAGCTGATTTTATTGCTCATGAGTTCTATCAAGACTTTACCTATATTGATAAATATACGGATAGAAAGTTCATGAAGTTTGATCAAAATGATTATACGAACGTTGGCCCAGGAGCCTCAATTGGTATACGCCTTATATATCCAAATCTTGATACGATAAGAAAGCAGAAAGATGGTATATATCGACTAAAGGATGCTGCTGAAAAAGCATTAGCTAAAGTGAGCAGAATTAAGGGAGAGCCTACATCATTTGTATATTGGGATAAGAAAAATCGAAAATATGTAATTAGCGATAAGTGCAATATTACGCTTCATCAAATTGAAATGTGGTTGTGCGAATTTCAGAAATATTGGAAGATGCAAATCGGCAAGGGTAAGCAACGTAGCGCATTTACTCCAAAAACTAAAGAAATTATTGTAGAGAAATGAAACGTGGTAAGTTAGTCAATTTATCAGAAAGTCTTGATTTTGATATTCAAATCGTATCAATTGAATTAGACACGTCGGCTATGCGGCTGAGATATTATTGTCTAAAAGACGCTGCTGATGGCTTAGAGATTGAAAAATTCAATAGTCTTTTTAATCATATAAGAGATAATGAGAATTTAGTTTTTAATATCAATGATAACACTGCGATTTATGAATTAAAAGAAAGTAATAATATCGTAGTATTATATGAAGATCTTACAGACAAGTTCATTATATTCGATAAAGAAAATAGTCGAGAGATAGAAAATATGATGTTGAAGAATTAATAATATTTTTCATATAACGTGTATAAGGGTAGGCGGATTGATTTTATATAATCATGAAGCCTGCCTTTATTTTATTCAGTTATAAGAATTTGATACATTTGAAATAAATATGAATTAAATAATATGGGAAGTTACGCTCAGCAATTAAAGGCTATTGAATTAGCAAAAAAGAAATTGGAAGCAAAGACATTTCGCACGATAGAAAAGGCGATGAAATCAGATAATCCATCTGATATGATAGCTGCAAATGAAGCTGCTATCAAAATTGCTAATAAGCCGTTGGTTGATAATTCAAAGGCATTCCTTATAGACCCATTACAATTCAATACTATGTTAGGTTATAAGGATAAGCCGTTTGCGCTATCTTATAACACGCTGCAAAGAATGGCTAAGACGCCCATCATATCTGCTATTATAAAAACGAGAAAAAATCAGATAGCTGACTTTGCGGAGCCTCAAGCGGATAGATATAACACTGGGTTTGTAATTAAGAAGAAGCCTAAAGATGGTATAGAGCAGAAGATGACCGCTAAGGATGAGAAGATTGCTAATGCTATTACCGATTTTATAATGAATTGCGGAAGCAGCTCATCTTGGGTAAATGACGACTTTGATACTTTTATTCGTAAGATTGTAGATGACAGTCTTACTTTTGACCAAATGACCTTTGAGTGCGTCCGTAATCGTAGAGGTCAATTAGAAAGTTTTACAGCGGTAGATGCTTCGACATTTAGAATTGCCGATACAGCTTTTAAGGAAGATTATAAAAATAAGTTCTTTGATAATAGAGGTTCAACGCTTTGGTATAACGATAATCTGAGAAATCTAGAAAAAGAACAAAATGGATATTTACCTCAATATGTTCAAATATATCAGAATGCCGTAGTAAATGAATTTTATCCATGGGAACTTTGTTTTGGAGTTCGTAATCCATCTACATCTATTTATTCTAATGGTTACGGATGTTCAGAAATGGAAGAACTTGTAAACGTAATTACGTCAATGCTTTGGGGAGATGAATACAATAGACGTTTCTTCTCTCAAGGTTCAGCGCCAAAGGGTTTATTGAGAGTTAAGGGAGGAATGAACGAACAAGCATTACAGCAATTTCGTCAGCAGTGGCAGGCAATGATTAGCGGTGTAATGCAATCTTGGAAAACTCCAGTAGTAGATGCTGATGTGGAGTGGATAGACTTACAAAAGAACAATCGTGACATGGAGTATAGTTCTTGGATGGAATATCTTATCAAGCAATCTTGCGCTATATATTCGATAGACCCATCTGAAATAGGCTGGGACATTAGTCGTAGCGGAGGTAACAGTGGACTATTCGAGGGAAGTCAGGCAGAACGCTTACAGCATTCTAAGGATAAGGGATTATATCCAATGTTGAAATTTATTCAGCGTAAGATAAATAAGTATATCGTTTCGCAAATTAATCCTGAGTTTGAGTTCGTATTTATGGGCTTGAATGGAATGACTGTAGAGCAAGAACTTGAACAAGATATAAAGAAACTTAATAGCTTTATGACCGTCAACGAAATCAGACGAAAATACGACTTACCAGAAATCGAAGAAAGCGGAGAAGTTATTGAAAACTCTATTTTCTATCAAAATCTTCAAGCTAATAAAATGCGAGAGCAACAAGAAGAGCAACAAGAGCAGGGAGGTGATAGCGGATTCAATTTCGGTGATTGGGACGATGATAAGGAAGAAGATGATTATGAAAATTCTTCTGAAGAGGAAGATGAAACAGAAGAGGAATTGCAAAATCCATTCGATAGATATAATACTGGTAGCAGCAATGAAAATTCTTCTGAAGAGGAAGATAAAGCAGAAGAGGAAAACGTTGAAGAGGAAGAAGATAATGATAGCGAGGAAGACGAAGAAGATGAGTATGAAGAGAAATCTGAATCATCCTCTATATTCGTTAAGGCTTTCGAAGATTTTTTAAGCAAAGAGGAAAATAAAGATATATAATTATGGCAAGTACGAAAAATTTAGGATTGGTTGCTGGTATTAGCGTTGGAAATACCCCACCATCAAATACCTTATTGATTTGGTATGATAATAATACATCGGAAAAGAAGCATAAGGTTTACGATGTTACGCAGCGTAGGTGGGTTAGCTTAAATCCTCAGATTGTTAAAGCAACTACTTATAGCGAATTAGTTAATTCTGCTAATAATAATGGTTTATCTGTAGGATCATTCTTTAAGATAACAGATAAAAGTAATATATTAGCTATAGCAATAACAACGACTAAAGTTCAATATAGCGATACTAAGGGTAACGTCATAGTAGATGATCTTGGTAAAGGTAAAGAATTTCACATATCATCTTCCAATCTATTGATAGACGGATTGAATGCTACATTTAATGAAGCTACTAATCAATTGGTTTTCTTATTTACAGATGATATTCCAAATTATGATACTGATTATCTTTTAGGTAAGAAAAAGAATGGAACAAAATGGAGTTTTTTCAAAATGTCTTTTTCGAAGCTTATTTCTCCAGATAGCGGTAATGCAATATCTTGGAGTAATGGATTGTTTTTTAATTTCACTAAGGCTTTAAATCTTCTGATAAATAAGAAAGGCGGTATTGTAGGAAGAGATATTTATGATAGAGATGTTCTTAAACTGCAACGACAAATTGATATAGTAGGTAAGAATAATCAGAATATAGTAAACGGCGTAAACGCTAATATATCGTCTGCTACAAGTGATAATTCTATATTCTCTAAAAAACTACCGCTCAATCCTAATTTAAGCGGTAATGCAGGTGACGCAAAGCAAGGCGATACATTATTCAACATCGTAAGTATGTTTCAACGTTGGATAAATAAATTGAAATTTGCCACAGGAGTTAGATTAAGTCTTGATTATGCCGATGCTAAAACCCAAGAGTATGTTAATAATAATGATACTGTACAAAGTGCAATAGGTAAGATACAGTATTGGATGAAAAATATCGGTTCCAGCGGTACGCTTTCAAGTGATTGGAGACCTAAACACGGAGTAGATAATGACGGAATGCCTGTTGCTGGAGATAGTCTTGATGAAGCATTTTCTAAGGCTATCGGAAAACTTAATCAGTTAGGTATAATAACTTCAGGACGTTTGATGTCGTCAGGTAAAACCTCAAATGGTAATCCACGTACATCTCTTTGGTTAGATGACGGATATATTCAATTCAATAATGCTAACAAGGGATATGGAAAATACAATTCTGATAGTATAGAGCTTGTCGATAGTAATAATGATACGTTATCTGACCGTGATAGCAATGCTAATGGATTAAAGGTAACTCCAGAAAGTTTTTTTTATAAAGCGTCAGATTTTAATCATGAAGTTTTTTTATCAAGCGTTAATGATTATGTAGCGAATTATGCGGCAACTGTTTTTAAATCTTCTTCACGTATCGATAGAGGATATAATAGCACGTTTGCTTTAACTGCAATAAACGACGATAACAGAGCAAATTCATTTGATGCAGGATTTTCTAAAATATTATTAGGAAGAATAGCTTATAAAATGAAGTACGTTGAATCTTCAACATACACTTTAGCTAATAACGAAAGTTTTATAGTTTGTCGTTCTACTGAAAATCAAAATATATATTTACCTGAAAACCCAGCACGAGGAACTGTTATTTATATAGTTCAATCTGGAAATAAGGGGTATCATGTTTACGCTCAAGGTGATAATGAAATAGATACAGTTGGAGAAAGTCGAAAAGATGTTAGCATAAATGAACGAGGTTCTTGTTATATGTTTGTATGGATACCTGGAGTATATTATGATTCAAGTTCTAACGCCAACGGCTTATGGCAGTGTTCTAAGATGTCTAACGCACTTTAATAATGGAGGATAAGATTATGATAGCAAAACTCGAAAATGGAAGTATCCAAATATTTGATTATGACGCTTATAAGAAACGTCAAGATCAATATTATGAAAGAATGAAAGTGGAAAATTCTATTCAAGATAGTGTAATCAACGCCATCTTAAAGAAGAAAGAGGATGAAAGATTGCCAGAAGAACTTTTGAAGATAGTTCTAAGAAAGCAGCTTGATGATGAATACTCTAAGAATATTAATGCTTATAGCGATTGGCTGCCATTCAAGGAGGAGGAATTTAATGGAACTGTAAGAGAGAATTACTATAAACGTCCAAAATTTCGTGAGGAGGATGGTTATATCATTGAGAGTTACGAAGAAGTTGTTGATGTAAGTGCTGTAAAGCAGAAGATAAAGACTAAACAGGATGAATTATCTTCAACTGATTACATGATAATTAAAACTTATGAAGCTAAGATCGCAGGTTCAGATGAACCTTATGATAATATGACGGAGATAATCAATCAACGTAAAATTCTGAGGGATGAAATAAATATGTTGCAAAAATTGATAGATAATATTTAAACATCAGTAGTTATGTGTAAAGTTGTTTATTTAACTCGTAAAAGTTTTAATCGTCATGCTAAATATTTTGTAAATGCCTTAGAGAATGAGTTAAGGAGTAGAAAGATTAAGGTTGTTTCACGTTCAACGAATTTCGTTAAGGCTTTAATTAAGAAGCATCGTGAATACAGCGTGGCAATAGCGATAGATTTTTTTGATGATTATGGAAAGGGCGGTGGTTTAACTCTAAATAAGCGTTGTTCAGAAATGAGTAAAGTTTTTGCTTCAATTCTTTCTGATAACGTAGATAGAATTATGCCAAGAGTTTATTGGAGAGATCTTAGATTTGTAAGTTCAGACGATGCTGATTGGTATAAGTATTTTAATAATGTCAGTGCTGAAATCAAGATGATATTTTATCTTTGCACGATAAATAACGCTAATGATTTAGAGGAGTATCACGCATCATTCGATAAATTAATAAAAATATTTGCTGACGAAATTGTACGTTGTTTACGCTCAGATGATGACTATAAAACATATATTAAAAGCGTAAAAATTGCTAAGTTGAAATTAAAACGATTAAGGGGTAGAAATTTATGAGCGGAATAATGAATGAAAATATGGTTTCTATAATTTCATTACTATTTGGAACTGGTGGTATAGGTTATGCTTTATTTAGCAGAATTTTGTATCATAAGAAGTATCTTCAGGAAGTTCGTGAGGCAGCAGCTGAAGCTGATGTTAAGTCGGATACATTTTGGAAAAATCGTTATGATGTTCTTAATGAAGAAATGAAAGCTAAAGATGAGTGGTGGAAAAATCGTTATGCTAATATGTATAATGAATTACAAAGCGAACGTCAGCTGTCTAATGAAATTATTAGGTCATTTCGGTCAGAATTGAATGAGATAAGAGGAGATTATGAAAATCAGCGTAATATTGACAAAAGAAAGTATAACGAATTACTTTCTCAGTATGAAAAGTATCAAGAAGAAACTCGCATTCAGAATGAAGCTGCTATAAAGAGAATTAATCAGCTTGAGAATTTAGTTTCAGAGTATGAAAGACGATTAAAGATAGAGTCATAATATTATGAAAGAGATTAAAATCACTGGAAATAGCATTATTTTGGTTGCTATAGCATTAATAATAGGTTTTCTTATAGGGAGAGCGTTTGTGAACGAAAAGCCTGTAGAAACGAAAAAAATTGTTAAATATGTTAAGAGCCAAAATATAATAAAAGATACTATTTCTTATCCAGAGCCTTATGAGGTTGTAAAATGGAAAGAGGGAAGAAGTAAACATGATACTATTTTTATCCCATCCAAGGTTATTTCTAAGGATGGGAAAGAAATTGCGTTGGTAGATACTTCAAACTCTATTGAAGATTATTTTCTTACCAGAAAGTATAGTCTTGACTTTTCTAATGACACTATTGGAATTTTTAAGATAGATGCTGAGGTTAATCAAAATCGTCTTATATCAACAAATTCTTATATCAATCCAATGATTAAGACTGTAACTGAAACTAAGATGATTTATAAAGTACCGTTATTGCAATTTTATACTATGATTGGTAGTTCGGTAGATTTAAAAACAAATCAATTGCAATTCGGTATAGATTTGAAACGAAAATTCTTGATTGGAGTTTCAGGAATGAGAATTGATGATAAGTATGGATATACTATCAACGCTGGAATAAAATTCTAAAATGACAAAGGTAAAGAAAGAAAAGGACAAACATTTTATACCAAGTCCGTTTAAAACAGTTACAAGTTACGAGAATGCTTTTATAAGAGCGTTTAACGACAATCTTTCTGAAGCGTTAGCGGATGTGTTAAAATATGTGGCAAAAGTTACTTCAAACAATATTAAAAATCTAGAGAAAGATGAGTGATGATTTGATTCATAGAATTAAGATAAGAGATTTACAAGAAGCAGAAGCAATATTCAAAGCTATTGACGGAGATATTGAAAAAGCTCACGCTCCTGGAGATGTTCTTTATTATAATGGTAAGCAATACGTTTGGACGGAATATAAGCCAGGAAAATTCGATTGGCACCTTGTAAATAAAACGTCTAATAAGCATGTTGAGGGTAAGGGGATAAACGGAGTGCATGGTTTCAAAGCCTTACAAAAAGCGTTTACCGACATTTCAGATACATTTACCGACAAGGATAAGATGCTGCTTAAAAGAACGCCTAATGGTAATTGGCGTTTATGTTACGATAATCAAGATGCTGGAACTACAATTAGCGGTGATACATTTACGCAACTTGAATTAAAGAATGAAAATATAGCGTATCAAGATAAGCGAGTTGTAGATAATTTCGAGTTATTGAAAAACTACATGGAGTTCAAGTCGCCAGACGATGTTTACTTTGTTCAAATTATTAAGCGTTGGAAAGATAACAAAGACAAACCTGATGCAGAGAAATGGCGTCAAGATGGACGTATAAAAGGCTCATATCATAGCGGTGGAGAGTTTTTGAATTATTACCTTATACATTCAGCAGCGGAACTTGATTCAATAAAGAATGAGATAGTTAAAGTTTGCGCATATAACAATGCTCGTGCTTATATTTCTATAAATAGTCGTTCTCAAAGTCAGGTTAATAATTTTATTGGTAAATTTAAGAGTAAGTTCAACACTAATGATCCAAGATATAAGAATGCTGAAGCGATTCTATATGGTCAAGCTAAGACAGGTGCAGCGTGGAAGAATGAACGATTAAAGGTATTGCTTGATATAGATACTTCCAGAGATAGTAAAGTCAAGATAAAGGGTAAATTAGTAAATGTTTGGGATGAAGTAAAAAAGCGTGCTAATGATTATAATATAAAAGTTGCGGCTGAATACGAAACTCCATCAGGAGGTTTGCACCTTATTCTTAACAATAAGAATAATAGAAATTTGAGACCATTTTATAAAGACTTAAAAGATTTTGATAATGGTAAGGATTTGGGTCGTTTAGCTACAGTACATCCGTCCGAAGATATAAAGATGGTTCTGTATAGTAACGTGGATACGGAGGGTTATTGATAGATAGTAAAATTTAAAATTATGGAAAATAAGGGTATAGATTTATCAAAGGTTAATGATTGCGGATATAATGTAAATCTTATTCATGAGAATAACGCTCGTGTTCGTAATCAGATTGGCAAAACTCTACATTGCGGGTTGAATGCTACAGAAGAGGTTGAAAAAATTTATGAATAATTAAAAACTGTATAGGTTGTACGAGTTGTTAAATCAATTCGTCAACCTATTTTTATCACTATGGTATTTACATTCCAGCAAATTAAAGATATAATAAGTATATTACAAAGACATCAATTCGTCTTTATTGCAAGTCAATTAGGGGTTCAGTATCTTACTCAACCTCAAATAGATATTCTTACAGCATCAGGGATAGATTTAAACGCTTTCAAAAATTCTAAGGGAATAATCGAGCAAGCGTTTTTATTCGGCGTACTTTCTGAATCGTTGGGCGATGATAGAGCAAAGAAGATGAATTACCAACAATTTTTAAAATTTATCAAGTCGGGTAATTTCGTACCATTAACAGCGGAAGAAGAATTTGCTTTAGAGCAAATAAAAAATCGTGCTTATACGGATATTACTGGATTAGGTAATAGAATTGTCCAAGGAACATCTAATGCTGTTATAAAAGCCAATATCAAAGAGCAAGTTAAGATACAAAAGAAGATTAAAGATAAGGCAGCTGAAGCTGTAAAATATCGTAAATCAGCTGCTCAACTTGCTTCAGATTTAGGACATGCGACGAATGATTGGGAAAGAGATTGGTTAAGAATAGCTTATTACGTTCTTCATGAGGCTTACAATTACGGCAGGGCACGTTCTATATTTCGTGAACATGGAGAAGATGCTGAAGTATATTTCGATGTATATAAGGGAGCGTGTCATCACTGCAAGGAACTTTATCTTGAAGATGCTGAAGATGAGAATAGTCGTCCAATAGTTTTTAAGCTAAAAGATATTTTAGCAAATGGAAATAATATAGGACGTAAGGCAAAGGATTATTTACCTACAGTTGCACCTATACACCCTTATTGTCGATGTACTTTAGTACATCGTGACCCTAAGTTTGATTGGGATGACGAAATGCACGCCTTTGTAAAAGAAAGAAAGTATAAACCTAAGAACAAGAAGTTGCAGGGCGTAAAATTAAACATCAAGGTTACTAAAAACAGTTAGTAAAAATAAAATGTATAATGAAAAAGATATTATGTATCCAGCCGCATAGCGATGATGTATTATTCAGTGCTTCACACTTTCTTTTCGATAAGAAGTATAATACTGAAGTATTGACTATTGAAAATAATGAAAAGCGTGTAAAAGAAGACGCTAATTTATACGAATTTTTAGGCATTCCTTATCACCATCTTGAAGTACCATTTGATGATGAGTCATTTTATAGCTTTCATAAAAAATACAAAGAAGTTACAAGTGATAATTCAGAAGAGCATCTCATAGATTTTTTCGGTCAGGAAACTGTAAACGCTATTCGTGAAGAAATTGTTACTTTTATAACTAATTTCAAGAAGAAACATAAGGATGTTCAATTAGTCATTCCTTGGGGAGTTGGTCATCCAATGCATTGTTTCATTCGTGATGTTATAGAGAGCGTAACAGAAAATCTTTGGTATTATCGTGATTTTCCTCATTCTTATAAAAAAAGAGCGAGAAGTCAAGTTGAATCTCAGTTGTTAAAATATGAAATTTTTAAATCAATACCAGTAGAGGATTTTCATGACGTAAAATGGGAACTTGCAAAAAAATTCTATAAGTCTCAATCAGGACTTTTATGGTTTGAGCAAGGATATATAAACAAACGTCTTCCAGAAGATATTTATATTAAGAAATCAGAAACTAAAGAGTAGTTCTAATAGCGCATCAATTAAGTCTAATAGAGTAGATAAGATTGATGCGCTCCATCGTTTTTAATAGTAGAGATAAACTGTAAAATATGAAAGTAATAATAGCAGATTTTCAAATTGCAAAATACGGAGGAATAATTGAATATGTAGCAAGTATGCTAAAGGCGTTTCGTGATTTAGGTTGCGAAGTAGACGTTGCTCAAATGACTCCAGCGAGTACAACGCAGAAAGCGTATGATAAGAAAGTAGCGGAGTTTGAAACAGGAGAGCATCAGAGAAAAATTAAATTTCATTCTCAAGCAGGAGGGTATCAAAAGGATGAAGCTACAGGATATTGGCGTAATAACTATTATGGATATTTCCTGCCTCCAAGCAATCGTATCGGAGTTTATGAAAGCAACGCGGTAGAACGTTGGAAAAAATTAGTAGAAGATGCTGATATTATCCTTTGGAATTTCATGCCTACAAAATCAAGTGCTTGGGATAAGAAAGATAGAAAGTTTGATTTTTGGCATCAATTCTTCGATTTACCATCAAGAATTAAACAGGTATTTTTAGTACACGATGCCTATTTTAATGTAAGAGCGTCTAATATATCTGCATTAAAAGATAAGATTTTATTCATGGGATGCGCCCACCTTGCCGCTTATCAATGCTGCTCTGAAATAGGTATTCCACGAAGTTTGTTATTAAACCCAAGATATATTTCAGATAATGCTCGTATGCCTATTAAAATGAAAAATAATAGGAAAGTAGATTTTTTCTCTGCTCATATGTTTAAGAGTATGAAGCATATGGAAGAATTGATTGCCGCTGTGCCGTATCTGAATAAGGATACAGATGAACCTCACGAAGTAGTTATTGCTGGAACGGGCATAGAATACAACTACATGACCAGCGAAACTAAGACTAAGAGTAACTATATGTGTACGTTAAAGCGTGATCCTGATTTACCTAAGAAACTTGATGGTGAAATCTCTTTATGGAATAGAGCGGTAAAATACGGAATGGAATATAAGGGGCAAATGTCGGGAACAGATGTCATAGAAACTTTGAAAAATACTAAATTTGCAATAGACCCATCTTGGGCTGAGCATTACGCTAATTATTGCAATACTCATATAAATGGATTTATTATTGAGGCTATGTTATATGGAGCATATCCTGTATTGAGAGATTATAGAGGTTTGGCGAAAGATGCTGGAGAGATATACGACCCCCTGTTTGAGGAAATTAGAGCGATAGTTATTCCATGGGATGCTACTCCAAAACAATTTGCCGATGCTTTGAAAGATGGAATGAATAAGATAGATGCGAAGAAATTTCTTAAAGATACGAAGCATAATTTTGAACTTGTTCGTGAGCTTTTCAACGCTAAAAAGAATGCTGCTGAGATAATTCGCTTGTGTAATGGAGGAAAGAAATTGATTAAAAAAGAACTTGAATGCGGAACTGATTCAGCTAATGTAAAACGAATAACAGATGATATAATGGAGAATTTCTATGGTATAGAATTACCTATTGAATGGGACAGTGAGTAATTTACAGTTATAGGTTTAGCAGTTTAAAATTATAATAGTTAATCATATGGATAAAGGAATAATTGAAAAAGCTAAGGTTGGCGATACTAAGGTTTATCAGGGAAAAACTTACGTTTGCGCAGAATTGAACTCTAAGGGGCAGCCTAAATGGCGACTTCAGAAGTCTGGTGATAATAAATCAAATGTTGTAAACAATGCATCGTCTGGTAAGTCTAAACAAGATGATTCAGATAATAATGGAGGTGGTCAAAAAACTCAGCAAAATGCTAATAAAAAACTTTCTGATTATACTCCAGATGAATTAGTTAATTTCGCAAATTCTGCATCGACTGCTCAACTTGTATCGGCTGTAAATGATAAGAAAAATGATCAACAGGCTCGTCAAATCATCTTTAATGTATTAAAGAAACGTGATGACTATGATGCTAAGTCGGTAGATTCAGCAGATTTGCCTAATGGTCATGTAGCTAAACCTACTGCTAAGATTCAATACAAAACTAAAAAGCCTGCTATCGAACCAGGAGAGTTTTCTGACTGGTCAATTCAATTACCATCTGGTAGAAAAACTGTAAGCGTTTCAGGCTTAAGAAAATTATATGCTTCAAAGAGCGATGACGATCTTTTGAAAGTGTTAAATAACACTCATGCTGATCAAAGAAAAAGACAATTAGCTTATGATGAAGCTGCTGCTCGTGGTATTCCTGAAGATAAGATAGATGTTAGCGGTACGCTTGAAAGACTTTGGAGAAAGGTTAAGAGTGATCATGATATCAAAGAAAGTATGAATAGAGCGGTAGACGAAGATGAAGCATTACCTCTCACATATGATTGGAAGGGACTTGATCATGAAGCTATTTTACGTGATGAGTTCGATAATGGCGATGATCCTGAATGGTTAGATCCTAATTCACCCAAGGTTCAAAGAGTATTCAAAACAAACACGCTTTCAGGTCGTCAAAAGTATGATACATTCAAAGACTATTATCAACGTGACCCTGAGCTTGTTCCAGGATATTTAACTGCTCAAAATAAGGTTAATAACCTCAATGGTCAGATGTGGGAATGGGCGCAAGCTAATAATTCTCCATTATTTATATCAGCAGGCGGTGCAGGTGCAGGAAAGACCTATGGTTGGAAAAATATTGTAGCCGAAGATTTAAGCTTACCAGAATTGAAACCAGGAGATGATCCTAGTAACGCTGATTGGGGATATGTGATGCTTACAGATCAGGATGCTGAAGATGATAAGGTTTTCGCAGCAACGCTTGCTAAGTATAATGGTAGCTTTATAGGTGATGATGGCGAGGAACATCCTCATATTATATTCTTAGATGACGCTGATAAGCTTTTAACAACGAAATCTAAGGCGTTAATTGCGATGATGAAGAAAATTAACGATGCTGATCCTGATAATCGTGTTTTCAAAAATCCTGATACTGGTAAGCAAGAGATTTGGAGAGGTAAGATCATTATTACAACAAATAAAGATTTAGCTAAACTTTCTGAAAGCGAAGATAGTAAGGCTGTATTAAGTCGTGCTACTAAAAGCGATATTCATTTCACGAGAAACGAAACACTCGAGTTACTTTCAGATCGTTATCAAAGTATGTCATTAAAGCGTTGTACTCAAGTTTTCGATAGACAAGGATTCACCGATGAAGATATAAAGAACTTTAAGGATGATGTTTTCGATTACATGGTAGAACATGTTCAGCAAGCAGACCCTAATAAGTTCACTCCAAGAGCATTTGAGGATTTATGCGAATACATAGCACCTCAATATAAGAATGGTTCTTCTGCTCGTAAGACAGGTAATGGCGTAATCGGAACTAACGTTCCATGGCAAGTATCAGCATTAAGTCTTTTGAAAGCTGAAAATAACGATATAGAGAAAGCTGAAGACTATGTTGAAGAAATGTATTCTAAAGATGCTATGATAGCTCAAAAGAAACGTCTTGAGAAACTAATGTCTGAAGCTAAGAAGAATGGTAAATATGATAAACTTTTTGGTAGAAAGGCTCAAGATGCAATTCTTTTCGGTGAAGATACATCGGAAGAAGATGAGGAGGCTAAAAAGAAAGCTACTAAGAAAGTGAAGAAGAGCGATAAAGTTGAAAAAGGACTTTTCGATGACATGTCGTTGAGTGAAGCGGAAGATATTTTATTTTCATAATCATGTAGTAACATTTTGATATATGGTTAAGGACAAGAATAGAGAAGCATTAGAAACGATAGCCTTGGGACATTCTCAAGGCGGTGGTTCTC